TGTCAAAAATTAACTTTAACGAAGTTACTATAATCGTAAAGGGGGAAAGTGAATATGAAAAACACCAAAGATTACTCGATAGGATTGCTGGACAAAAAAGCGGTAATAAGCACAGAAGATATAGACACCGCGATAAAACTTCTGCTTAAGCTTCAGCTGCCAACATATATTCGAGAAGACGACGAACATGCAATTGATATAAGGGGAATTAAAAACGTCCTAGTAACCATCCAAATTGAAGGAGACGTGCAAAGGATTAAGATAAATAGCCTGGTAAAATAACCAGGCTGAAAGGGGGTTTTCCATGTTAACTTCCACACAAAGTTTTATTGTAACTGAACTCCAAAGATACAAAGGTTATTGGCAGGCAATTTTAAAAAGGAAAATTCATTTGGATTTTGTAAATGGCGAAATTATTATACAGTTTACACTTAAAAATGGAGCAGTAGTAATATTTAATAAAAATTCAATGCATTCTCCAGAAATTCTGGATGAACTCACGATAGAAAAGAAGCGTAGAATGTGGAATAAAGTCAGACGGATTGAGTATTGGCTTCAGTTACTTCCTTTAAGGCAACGAGAAGCAATATTCTGGAGAATTATAAATCACGATTTTGAAAAAGCACCTATATATGATGAAACCAATGAACAGTTGAGATACAAAACATTGTCCTATAAAGAAATAGCTAATAGAATGAATATTGATAAGAAAAATGTACGTAAGTTAGTATCAAAAGCCCTTGAAAATCTTGAAAAAATTTACCAAAAAGCTTGACAGGGGGTCCCGAAAATGATATAATTTTTGTAGAATCCATAAGTATACAAAAACACCGGGCATGGCCCGGCTTTGTTTTGTGAAAAATAGTTTACGTTTTCTTAATTGAATTTTTGTAATTTTTTAATGTTTAGTGGTATAATAAAAATGTAATTGTCCCGAGAGGGGGTGAGTAAGATGGGTAATAAAGACTCAAAAAATTTAAAAACAGAAATAAAAGAAGATAAAATTAGAATCAAAGCTAAGGTATTTCGTAAGTTAATGCTCTTAGCTTTATTTTACGTTGCTGATGGTAAATTAGATGGGAGAACAAAGTTGCAAAAAATTCCTTTCTTTTTCTTAAAAGAAGCTCTCAAAAGCGAAAAGTTAAATAGTCCTATTTTTAATTATATTAATTATGAACATGGACCTTATAGTAAGGAAATGTATGAAGATGTCGAATACATGGAAATGCTAGAATTAGTAGAATCAAAAAATAAAGAAATTGAGTTGCATTCTGATCAAACTATTACAAACCAACAGATTTTTGTTTTAACTGATCTTGGTAAAAAAACCGCACAACATGTCTATAAATTTTTAAAAATTGCTGCTCCAGAAACAACAGAGATTCTTGAAAAAGTGGTTAAACAATATAAAAACTTAACAAATACACAACTTAAAAATATGTCTCATGAAACTGAAGAATATAAACAAACAAAATACGCAGAAAATATTTATTCGGTAAAAGATAATGCAGTTGTTGAGTTTGAAAAAACTTGGGAAGAATTGGAAAAAATTGACGAAGAGGTAACCGACGAAATTGAAGAATTAACTTTAGCTTTTGATGATGAGTTTATAGATTTATTAAATCAATCATTTGAAGAACTAGAGTCTCCAACATTTGATAATTCTAATTCACTTGGTGATTCAAATGGCATTTGAATTTGCCATAATAACAAATTCTGGGAAAAATTCTCTAAAAAAATTTAAAAACAATAAATCAACAATAGAAAGATTTAAATCTTTAGTAGAAATTGCTAAACAATGTGTCGAAGGAAAAGTTATAAAGTTATCTCATTTAAGTAAATTATTCCCGGATTTTAAGGATATGCTATGGCGAGTTAAAAAAAAAGGATTACAAGAAAGAATAATTTTTGTTCATAATGAAAAGACAAATGTTGGTTTTTTAGTTTATTTTTTTCTTCGGGGAAAAGTTGGTGGTAATGAGAATCAAGAATATATGAAACTTGCTAAAAAGTCTGATATTGCTCAAGCTAAAAATTATAATAATTTAGCAAATGATCCTAGAAACGAAGTATTTGAAGATTACATAATTACAATAAAATAAGAAAATTATGGGGCCAAAAGCCCCATTTTTTATTGCCAAATTATAATCTAGACTATAAAAGTTAGAGTGTGTCATTATGATAAAGCTTACATCATTAATTATACCTGCCAGTGTTCACTCCTTGGGGTTCCGTCCACCAAGGGAAAGTGCACTGGCTTTTTTATACCGTTTTATTGGAAAACGAAAATCACCAATATTCGTGTTATTTCAGAACGGTAGCGGGGATTTAGATAAAGAGCTTGCCCGCTGTGGGAAAGGGGCGTGGGTTTGTGAATATCAAAACACTTAAGATTAACGGTTTTGAATATGAAGTGCAGTATCATGATGATTTAGGTGGCGACATGGTTGGCAACATTGATTATGTCGAGGGAATAATCAACGTAGAAAAGCACTCTAATAAAGGAATGCTTTTAACTATTCTTCATGAAGCTGTTCACGGAATACTTTTTTCAGCTGGTTTTAACAATGTAGACGATGAACATGATGAAAGAGTAATTCAAGCACTTGCACATGGAATTTATACGCTGATAAAAGACAATCCAGAACTTGTTAAAGAGATCAAGAACAGTTAGGAGTGATAGCATGAAACATTTAACAGTTGTGTTAATTATCGCACTAATTATTCTTGCATCAGCTGCAGAATTTAGTCTTGGTATTTTTGAATACCAAAATGGCATTAGAGGTTTTACAAGTATTAAGAATGAAATTGATATAGGACAGTTCACGCTTGGTTTAAAACATTGGATATTTTTCAGGGCGTATAACTTTGGCAATTTTGATTTTCCAAAAAGAATAACACCATTTGATTGGGAAAGCTCAGGGGGATGGTGGGATGTATATGTAAAGTTTTACTTGACACCAGATATGTGGATTTATTTTTTACATAGAAGTGAGCACAATTTTGACGGTTTGCACTTTCTAAACATACATTGGTATAACTTCTTCGGTTTTGCTTATATCTTTTGAAAGGGGTTAAAACATGGGGTAGGCTCTATACCACGTATCATTCGAGATTATGTGCACAAGAGAGACAAAGAGAAATGTAGGTTGTGTGGAAGATATGTAAATGGAGAAGGGCAAATACACCATTTATTTAGGCGCAATGCAACTATTCCACCAGAGTATCAAATTCCATGGGTACCACGCAATCACCATCCATACAATCTTATCCTTTTGTGTCCAGAATGCCACAACAGAGTACACAAAGATTGGGTAATAGATGTAGATTTCTTTGTTAATCAAAATAAAAAAAAGAAACTTCCAAGAAATGTACAAAGGTGGGTGAGTCGTAATGAAGTGGGAAGAGTTGGATCAAGAACTGATGCTGGATGAACTATCAGCCGAAGAACTTGCTCAAATCTCTGTTCAAGAAGCACAAATGAGAATGCAGAATAACATAAATTTACTTGCAAAGATAAACAACTTACTTCTGGAAGCGACGAACGAACTTGGCAAGTGGCGGATTATAGTGGAGAAACTAAAACACACGAAGAACACGATCATAGAACAGAATAGGGCTTTAAAGGAAATTTTGAAAGCAGAGAAATTCTAAGAGAGGTGACTCGGATGTGGCAGGAAAAAATATCAATTGGGATGAGATCTTCAAGAGATTCACCGAAAAGAAAATTCTTAAGGCTTCATATAGTGAAATAGCAAGAACAGTAGGTGTTAGTGAAGCTGCTGTTAGAAAACAATTTAAGAAAAGAGGGGCAATAGATCCACGCAAGGTTCGAAAAGGTTCGAAAGTTAAAGGTTCAAACTTAGGAAACAATTCGAACTCGAACCTGGAAAATATAAATCTCCCTCCAAAAGGTAATACAAACGCTCTCAAACATGGACTTTACGCAGAAGTATTCTGGACTGAACGTGGAAAACAAATCTACCAGCAACTAGTGAAAACAGGAGATTTTCTTAATCCTCTAGATGAAGTATATCTTCTCAAGTCTAAAATTGCATCAGGCGAAATAAGTAAAGCCAAAGATGTTATGAACGCTTTAGATATTATGAGTAGGTTATATGACAAAGCAATAATGTTAGCGCGAAATGAAATCGAACGTGAACGATTAACGCATGAAAAAACACGTGTAGATATTGCACGTGAAAAGCTCGAACTTGAACGTCAGAAGTTAAAAGGTCCAGATAAAGACACAGAAGAGGTTCATAAAGATTTCATTAAGAGTGTTGTAGAAGAGGTTGAACCAGAGGAGTTGTATAGTGATGAAGAAGAACAAGGCATTTGAATTTAAACCATTTTCAAAGAAGCAGAAAAAATTACTCTTCTGGTGGGCAGAAGGTAGTCCACATAAAGATAAGGATATTGTCATAGCAGATGGTTCTATAAGATCAGGTAAAACAATAGCAATGATTGTATCTTTTCTTATGTGGTCGCAATATACATTTTCAGGCAAAGATTTCATTTTAGCAGGGAAAACAATCGGGGCATTAAAAAGGAATGTTATAAAGCCAATGCTTCAGATCTTAAATACATGGCACTGGGATTATAAATATAACAGATCCGAGAACTACATCATAATCGGCAGCAACACATATTACATGTTTGGTGCTAACAATGAAGCATCCCAGGATGTGTTACAGGGTTTAACTGCAGCTGGGGCTTTAGCAGATGAAGTAACACTTTTCCCGGAAAACTTTGTTGAACAGATGATAGCACGTTGTTCGGCAGAAGGTTCGAAGATCTTTATGAACTGTAACCCTGGAAGTCCGTTTCACTATGTGAAGACTGAATTTATAGACAAAGCCCTGGAAAAAAAGGTGTATCACCTGCATTTCACACTGGATGATAATTTAACGCTTTCAAGAAAGATTAAAGAGCGTTATAAAAAGATGTTTACTGGTCTATTTTATAAACGCTATATACTGGGTCTCTGGGTACTTGCTGAAGGGGTTATTTACGACATGTTTGATACCGATAGACATGTAATCAAGGAAATTCCTAAGTGTGATGAATATATAGTCTCAATTGACTATGGAACTGGAAATCCAACTGTTTTCTTACTAATAGGTTTTAAGGATAACAAAGCATATGTAATAGATGAATATTATTACTCTGGACGTGATACAGGTAGACAAAAAACAGATTCAGAATACGCAGATGATTTTGGAGAATTTGTAAAAGAGAAAAATATTTCAGCAGTTTATGCTGATCCTTCAGCAGCTTCGTTTATAGCTGAATTAAGAAAACGCGGTCATTATGTTATTCCAGCTGATAATGCAGTCCTTGATGGTATTAGATACGTTGCTAATTTGATTCCACAAGATCGTTTGTTTGTCCATGAAAAGTGCAAAAATACAATAACAGAATTTACGGTGTATAGCTGGGATCCGAAAGCTGCACAACGGGGTGAAGATAAACCATTAAAAGAACATGATCATACTATGGACGCTCTTAGATACGCTGTCTATACGCATGGTAAAACCGCGGGAACACTACAAAGTTATAATCTGGACATTGTGTAAGGTGGTGAAATAGATGGTGAAAAACTATAACGAATTATTTGATCTGTTTTACGGAGAATATACCGAAAATTACTGCAAACAAAAAGGATTGTTTATAGATTACGACTCAAAAGGGAACTTAAAACACATTACAAAAAGCCTTGTAGATTACGCATACGAGATCATATCAACAGATTATTCACTTATATTCGGCGACAATTTTAAACTTGTAGTACCAGATAACGAAAATGCAACGAATAGACTAAATGAATTATTGAAGCAAAACAACTTTGACAAGACTGCAAGATTGTTTGTTATTCAAGGATTGATTTTAGGAGATAGTGCTTTAAAGATTGGGCGAGACGGCAACGGACAGATACGAATAGGGATTGTAAAACTTTTGAATGGAACACTCAACTATGTTATGGAATACGGACAAGTTGTGGCTTGGCAGTATGAATATACTATGAAACATCAGGATAGCACTTTAAACGTAAAAGAAGTTTATACAAAGGACAGGGTACAGATTTACATAGACGACAAGTTAGTAAAAGACATACCAAACAGATACGGTGAATTTTGGCTTATACATGTAGCAAATATGCCGAGTTTAAAAGATCCTGTGTGGGGTGAGAGCGAACTTGAGAGGATAGGGGATACCATAGACGAGATGAATTCTACTTTATCCAGGATATCTGCAATTGAAGATATATATGCAAAACCAAGAATTATAGCAAGTGGAATTAGGGACGCTTCGAACTTAAAACAAGAACACAATGTATGGTCCACTCCAGATAATGCAGAACTGAAAATCCTGGAATATAACGGGAACGTAATTCCTTCGATGTTAAAGAAGTACGAAATGTTAGAGAACTACTTACGCAATAAATGTCCAGAGCTTATTCTTAATGATCTGGGCAATATTTCTGGATATGCATTAAAGCTTAAACTTTCCAAACTTATCAAGAAGATTAAAAATTATAGATCTGTTTATTTTGAAGGGATTACAAAACTTGCAAAGCTTGCACTCGCAATGGACGGGGTCGTAGTAGACGAGGTACAGGTAAATGTAGATCCTGTAATTCCAGCAGATGAAGTAGAAGATTTGAACAAGTGGATTAATTTACTCTCGATGAACCTTGTATCAAGACAGACAGTTGCGGAAGCATTAGGAATTGATTTTGAAGCAGAGCAGGAAAAAATCACAAAAGAAAATGCATGGATACTGGAGATGATGCCAGATGAACATAATGGAGATGTATCGGCTTCTGAACAAGTTGGAGAATGAGTTTGTACGAAAACACTTGCGGAGATTAATCAAATACCTTGAAAAACTAGACAAACTTAAGGCAGAGAAGAAGATAGCATTAAGAGACTATAAAACGGTTAAAACTCAAACGCAGAAAGCTATAAGAGAGTTTATAAAGGAATTTTCCAAAGAAGACAAAGCACTTTTAAAGTATATGTACCGCAAGGGGTGGCAAATTGCGTACGAAGATTTACAAATGGGCGGTAAATTTTCAGGAATACCAAGAAACGCATTGCAGTACTTTGATAAGTATTTTCTCCAACAGCAACAAACAATTATGAGAAACTATACAGCTGATATGATGAGGCTTATTGAAAACCAGCTATCCGTTGCAATTATGAACGGTGAATCATACACAAGAATCATTACAAACCTGCAAGAACAGATAAAAACCACAGCAAAACGCAGAGTAAAGATTATGGTCCGGGATCAGCTTGGGCGTGCAATGCAAATGGGAATATGGAATGGCTATAAGCAAAACGAAGACAGAATTAAATACTTTCTCTGGATAGGACCAAATGATGAGCGCACAACTGAATGGTGTAAAAACCGCAAAAGATTAAATCCATGGGAACCAGAAGTAGTGTTTAGGCTGGAAAAGGAAAATCCCATTACATACAAAGGACTGGAAATCCGAGATCCAAAAACAGGAAGTTTTCAGCATCCGCATATACAATGCAGGCACAGGTGGGTTGCAGTATCGAAAGGAAGTGATTTAGAAAGTCAGGACCTAAAAGGTTGGTACTCACCGGAAAGCAAAAGGCAACAGCCGAGGTGAGGTGGTGATATATGGCAAAGGCGATGAAAGATAAAACATGGAACAATATTCCACCAGTAGGCTCTTCAAAAAGGGAGGATATGCCAGCACATGTATTTCTAGATCCAAAAAACAGGAGATATTCATACAAAAAGAAAGTAGATGGTGTATGGAAACCTTCATGTGCTGGGCTACTTGCAGCATACAGAAGAGCCATGATGAATAAAGATGCTGAAATAGCAAGTAAGGCAAAAAGTCTTGCAATTCAGTACAAATGTCCTTGGGCAAACAAAGAATAAAAAAGGGAGGTATTAGCATGAGTGAATTGGAAAAGAGGGGCATTGACATTCAACTCTTTGCAGAGGGGGATGAAAATGCAACTCAACAGGAACAAAAGCCAGCAGAAAACACAAACCAAGAAGAAGCAATAAAAGACGATGGAGATCCTATCGAAGTATTAAGAGCAACAGCTATACAGCTGGGGCTCAATCCTGAAGATGTTGCGATTATGACAAAGAAGGAACTTCAAAGTCAGATTGATAGTGCAGTTACTAGAGCAATAAAAACAAGGGAGGAGAAATTAAAGAAACAGGCAGAAATAGAGAAGATGAAGGAAAAAGGCCAATACGAGCAACTCCTGAGACAGGAAAGAAAAGAAGCACTTGAAGATCTGAAAAACACATACTTACAGGCAAAAGGATTGCCAAACGAATTTGGAGCATTAATAAATGTAGATCCTTTGGTTGATTTATCTCTAACCGAAGCCAAAGAACAATTATTAGATACTCTAGAATCTGTAGCAAAAAAACTGGATGAGTTAATTGAAGCAAGAGTAAATGAAAGAGTAAAAAACATGGAAACTGGAACATTTACAAACACAGCTGACATACAAAAAACTTTGCCTGATAATCCAAAAGAAGCTTTGCGGGCAATTTTTAATCAAAAAAAGTAAAAAGGAGGTAATGAAATATGGCTACAATTACAGGAATGGTAACTTCTTATAACGTTGCTGAAAATAAGTACGATGTATCTCCAGTATTGTCAAAACTTGAACTTCCGCAAACTCCATTACTAAATCTTATTGGCATAGCCAACGAACCTGTTGAATCGACAAGATATGAATGGTGGGATGACGTATTACCAGTACTCAAAGTAAGCCTTGCTACTGCATATACTGCAGGTGGAGGTTCTTTAACTGTTGAATCTAATGGTGGTAAGAGATTTAAAGTTGGCAACGTAATCAAGGTTGAAAATTCCATCTATAGAGTAACAGCAATTTCCGGTGATGTCTTGACTATTGCGGTTGTTGCTAACGATGCAAATCATTCTGCTGGAGTAGATGTAGAACTTATTGGAGACGCTCAACCTGAAGGGCAAGATTACATTGATAGCAATTATGAGCAAAAAGTTAAGAGATACAACGTTACTCAAATTTTCTCCGATTACGTGAAATTTTCAGGAACACAACTTTCAGTCACACAATGGGTAAATGAAGATGTATTTTTAGAGGAAGTACAAAGGAAACTATCCAAACTTAAAATCTTACTTGAAAGGTCTGCATGGCTTGGTATAAGAGTAGATCCTTCGGATAATAGCACACCAAGAATGTTAGGTGGTATAAGATACTTTATTGATAACGATGGAATTACTGCAACAAATACTTGGAGCGAAGATAACTTCAAGGCATTCTTAAAACTTATTTATGATGTAAACGGACCTATTGTTGAAGCTTGGATGAATGCGTCTACAAAAGAAAAATTTAATGCACTCAATAGCGACAAGTTAATAGTTACACAAAGCGAAAGAACTTCTGGAAGATTAATTGAAGCTTACTTATCACAGTACGGGGAAATTAAATTGAGAACTTCTCCACATATTCCTGAGAACATGATAATAGTCTTTGACCCAAACAATGTAAAGGTAAAACCACTTTCCGGAAGACAAATGTCATATGAGCCACTTGCAAAAACTGGAGATAGTGTAAGAGGACAAATTGTAGGAGAATACACACTTGAATTTAGGAATCCTGATGTAGCTGGAATATTCTATATTCAATAATTCAAAGGGGCTTTGTGCCCCTTTTTTTATAATTAATTAAATCTTTAAGGAGGCGAAAAAATGAAATATGAATTTACAGGTAATACAAAGTTTGTAATTGTAAATGGCAAAGCTTATCATGTTAAATCTGCAAAAGATAAAAAAATCGTTGAAATTCCTGATGACATAGAAGTTAAAGAAAAGTTTTTAAAACCACTAGAAGTTAAGAAAGATAAAAAAGCAAATGTGCAAGAGAAAACAGAAAAAGAAGGGGATAAAAAATAAGGAAGTGATGTGAATGACTAATCTAGAATATCTAAGAATGAAAATTCCTGATAAAGATACCAACAACCAGATTTTTACAGACGATGAACTAAATGAAATCATAAAAATCCACTCTGAAATTAAAGTAATGCAAGCTACACAAATGGATGTTGATGGCAAAGTGTTCAAACTTCCTGTGTACAGATTAGATGAAACATATACAGAAAGGATATTTATTGGATTGCCATATCCAGAAAACGAGTTAACTTCAGGATTTGCCATGGATAAAGAAGCAGGAATTATTTATTTTGATGATGCTGTTAGGGCTGACGTCTATGTTCAAGCAAAAGTGATTAACTGGAACGATGTACTTGCGGACTGTTATGAAATGATAGTTGCAGACTTTAGAAAGTGGAATGCATACCGTGCAGGTGATGTACAGGAAGATATCACTAAAGAACATTTAATTATGCTTGCTAATTCCTTGCGAAGTGCAAGGGGTTGGGACCTATGATTCTGGATTATTCCAATCATACAGTTTCAGGAACATACAGACATTTTGTTTCCGAAACATTTGATCCACTTACGGGACAAACTACTGCAACGTATCAAGATACTCAAATTAAGGCTATTTTAAGCAGTATTCGCGATGAACTTATAGGAGAGAAATTTCAATATTCCGATAGGCTTTGTATATGCGATTATTTAGGAGATATAACACTTAACAAAGATCTTGTGATACTGGAAGGGAAGACATACGAAGTTATAGAAGCAAGGAGGTATCTGGAGCATTCTGAGTTAGTGCTAAGGGAAGTGAAATAATGGAATTCGAACTTACACTTGATCCAAAAGATGTAAAAGAATTTGAAAAACTGCTTCAAAAAGTTGGTTCCGAAGCAGAAAAAAAGGCACATAATTTTATTGTAGATATGACGCTTGATACTCAACGCAAGGTAGTTGAAAAAACTCCAGTTGATACTGGAAGATTACAGCAGTCAATTGATAAATCAATTAAACAGTTTGAGGGAATTATCTTTACCAACGTTGAGTATGCTCCGTTTGTTGAAAAGAGACACTGTGCAAGGCATGGTATGGTACATGCTATGTTTGGCCGCACGTTTAAAGAACAGGCTCCGATATTTAAACGTAAATTTAAGGCAATGCTTGAGGAGTTGAAAAAGCTATGATCAACTTTAGAAAATTCTTTAATGAATTTCTCTACAATAAACTGCACGGGATTTATAACTATGATGTATATTTTAACAAGCCAAATCAATCGCAGAAGCATATAATAGTTGACTATCTTGAACGAACAGAGGAAAGGGAAAATGGGTATATTTACTCAAGCGAACTGGTGCAAATTTCCTGTGTTGCATCCAGACAATCTTTACCATATGAAGTTGTAGAAATGGCAGCTAACGTTTTAAACGTACTTCACGAAAGAAGAATAGTACTCAGCAATGGCTTGGCGGTTGAAATTACCAATATACGTGTAAGCGATGTATCGGATATGTATACATACTTTATTTCAATTCGTTTTGATGTGAATTACTACGAGGAGGTGTAGTAACATGGCAAGTTCAGTTGTAAAAAACAAAAGAGACGGAAAATTAGTTATAAAAGACGGTTCAGTAACACCACAAACACTTGAACTCACTTTTGCAGAAGGTGATCTTTCAATTGTCTTTCCAAAAACAGGAGATCCAATCCCAATAAAAGATAGAACAGGTGCTCTCTCGCATATCAAGGCTGGTGATGCATTTGCTGATTTTGGTAGAGTATCATTTTCATTCAAATATACCGACAAAGATCCAGTAGAAGCGTTAAAATGCGGGACCGTTGGCGGAAGTGCATGGGTATCTACTGCAAATGGAGATAACACAATACCAGCAAGTTATAAGACAGTTGATTTAGAATTCACAATTTACGACCAAGACGGAGTTACAGTTGCTGAAACATGGACAATTACCAAAGTATGGTTCAATCCTGGAAGTATAAACTTTAAAGAAGGCGACGAAGCTAATACAGTTTCAGCAGAAGGAATAGTATTTGGTGAAATAACAATTGCATAAAGGCGGTGAAATGATGAAGTATATTGTAGAAGTTTATGATGTAAACGGCAATTTGCTTTATAAATGTGAAAATCCACAGAAAGAAGTAATACGAGGACCGATTACCATAGTTAACGACAAATTTGTAAGAAATGATACGGTTATTCTAAAATGTATTGCAGAAAACGCAGTATATGGTGAACCACAGGAACCAGTAGAACCAGCAGGGGAGTAATTCCCCTGCTTTTATTTAGGAGGTGAATTGAATGCAAGTATTCAGTTCCAAAGAAACAAGCGGGAAAATAATACTACTTGAGAATAAAAAAGCATCTGGTACAGGGATATTAAACGCAAAAAGCGAATTTTTTCAGATACCAAAAGGCTGGAAACTCGAACCATACACAGTCGTGAACTTACTTGGCAAATACGGAGATTTTGAAGTGGATAGCGACGCTGATGGATTGGCTGATGGGTGGTCAGTTAGCAATGTGACCCTCAAAGAACTTGTAAGCGGAATTAATGGTAACGCTCAGCATATTTCACACACATATAATGGTGGAACACACGTACTAACAATCCAGTTCTATCCACAACAAGGTCATACATATTATGCAAAAACGGCAATGAAAACTACGACGACAGACCCAGTTAAACCTATAGTAAATGGCATGACTGGGTCACTACAGGCATATCGTTTCGGATACCCAAATTATTTGTTATTTGGACCTGAAGGTTATACAAATGTCTGGACTATACGTTCAGGGTATTACACAGAAACAGAAACGCTTGATTTCCGTGCACTTACTGTGTATATAGCAGCTGACTTTGGTGGTGCAAACGTAGGCGAGACATACGAACTATGGGTTGATAACTTTTTGCTTGTTGATTTAACCGCAATGGGTGCTCTCCCAAGTGGGCTACAAACCTTCTTCAGCGCAGCAGGTATTACAAAATGGGAAGAACTTGCTACAACAAGCAATATAACAGGCGCAGACGGAAGAACACAAACAGGTAAAGAATGGCTTGATTTGTTGCTGCCTTACGTTGATTCTATTGCAACACTTGGCTGGAAGTGGGGTGAGTGATGTGGGCGTAGTTAAGATAGAAAATAGAGGGAAGAATTTGATTGATGCAGTATATTACGGAAGTGTTAGAGAGACAACAGGTGAAACTTTATTACAAAACCAAGAATATTCGCCAAATTATGCTATTGGCTCATATCAAACACAGTGGCATGAGGTATTTACACAACCAATATATGTTATAGCTGGAAAAACTTATACTGTTTCATTTGAAATAGTTTTCAATCAGATAGGATATATTTTGTTGCGGATTTTTGAGTCTGATACTGAAAATTTTATTAATGGAAATGCTATTATTGCGAAATATATATATGATTCCGTAGTAACATATACGTTTACACCATCAAAAAAATGGATAAAAATCGCAATGGCGTCGGGTACTGGTACAGTAATTTTTAAGAACATCCAACTTGAAGAAGGTGCGTCAGCTACACCATACGAACCACCACTTGAGAACTACATAGATTTTAATCAAGAATTGTTCGGTTATAACGGTGTTTTTGACACTTTGACAGACGATGGAACATTGATAAAAAGATGGAACAAAGAAATAGGAATAACAGTTTCTTCTGGTTCTTGTACTTTGGCAAAATCTGGAACAGGTACAGCAATCCTTGTAAACGAAATCAACGGTGAAGTTTACGAAGGAACTGTTAGTGGAACAAGTTTATCTACTTCAGCACCAGACGGAACATACACCGTCATATACCAACTTGCTACACCAGAGATATCAACCGTTAGCTTCTCAGGAAGCGGACTTATCCTGGACAAAGGAGACAACAATATCATTCTCCCAGATTATGGTGTGATGGAACTCGAATACGAAGGAACAGGTACTTCACAGGAAAGCTTAATTTACATGCAGGATTTACGCATTAGAGAAGAAGCTTCATACAGAGAGTATCAACCTGTTAATTCAAAATATACAAAGAGCATACAAACGGGCAAGAGATATTCAATTAGCATTGGACAAGTCTATTTTGAAAGAAGCATGGCAGACAAACTTGATAAAGAGACACGCTTTACTCTGGAAGTTATTAAACAAAACGAAGACGGTAGAACAGAAACAGATAGATACGTTAACTGCAGACTTGACAGTGTGGAAGAAACAGACAGCAACGGCCTTAGAATGGAAAGCGTTAGTATAACAGCTGAAGCTAAGGAAGTGGTAGCATGAAGACTATTGCAATAAATGCAAAACCACTGTTAGTTGAAGCGTATGAAACATATGAAGCCAGAACAACCGCAAGATGGGTGAGAAATTCACTTACAGGAAAGCTGTATAAAGAAGAGAGATACGGCAAAACAGTAAGATATCACATTATTGAGGTAATAGTTGACAAAGAAACATTTGATTGGTTATTTGGCTTATATGAAGCTGGTGAACCTGTTAATTTACATGTAAACGGAAATGATGTTGAAGTTGTATTTACTGAAAATGAATTCAGGCTTTCTTTAATTCCTGGAACGGACAGTTATGAGGGAACTATAGCATTTGAGGAAGTACAACCAATTTGAAGGAGGGATTTTGGTGAGTAAGATTATTAAACTTGATAAGTTAACTAAGGCTGATAAAGGGAGATTTGAACAGAAAAGCACAGTTAAGCTTGAATTACCAAGCGGGGAAATTTTAGAAATACCGATTAAAGCTGTACCAATTAACATTCAGGATAAAGTTGCGGAATTATTCCCATATCCAGAAAAACCAAAGAGATTTAACAAACAAACAAGGCAATGGGAATACATTGAAACTGATGAATGGCAAGAAGAAGTGCAAAAAGTTGATGTAATGAGAACATATGCATTTGTGCTTATGGGAATTGATGAAGATAGGCTTCAAATTGAGGGAGATACAGTACAGGAAAAGATAGAAACACTTATTGCAACAGGACTTCCAATGGGAGCATTTCTTGAAATAGCCAAAGCAATTCAAGAGCTTTCAATGATTAGAGAGGACGAGTTTCGAAGAGGCTAAACAGCTTCTTGGCGGTGAAAACTTAATCAATAATGAAGAAGCTCCGCTGTTGTATGCAATATTTGACCTTGCAGCTGAATATTGGAAAACTCCGTTTGTATTTAACACATTGAGTAAAATGTCAAAGAAAGAGCTAACTTTTTGGCTTGCATACAGAGAGTTGCGGCATGAGTTGGAACAGAAGAAGATAAATGAAGCTTCAAGGCGGTGAGATACATGGCAGAACATACACTTGAAGGAAAACTTAAGCTTGATATTTCTAATTTTCAAAAGAACCTGCAAAAAGCAAGAGAACAATTTAAAGAATTTACCAACCAGATAGCAAAGATAGGTGCGGCATCTGCTGCAGCTCTTGCAGGAATTACAGCTGTACTCAAAAAAAGTGCTGATGCATACGCAGAACAAGAAAGAGCAGTAGCTAAACTAAATGCAGCTTTAAAAGCACAAGGCAGTTATACAGAAGCTTTATCCAGAGATTTGCAAAACTTTGCTGCACAAATGCAACAAATAACTATCTTTGGTGATGAAGTAATAGAAGAAGCAATGAGTATGATGGCAACGTTTGGGCTTACTGGTGAAGAATTGAAACAGGCAACCAAAGCTGCTTTAGATTTGGCTTCTGCATATGGTATAGACCTATCAACGGCTGCATTTCTATTAGGTAAAGCTCATGAAGGTGTTACAGACACACTTACAAGATATGGAATTATTTTAGATGAAAACATAGATAAAAATAAAAAGTTTGAAGAAGTAATTAAAAGAATAAACGAGAAAATAGGCGGGCAAGCTGAAGTTGTAGGAAATACACTTTACGGTGCAATGGAAAAAGCTAAAAACGCTTTTGGTGATTTATTTGAAACAATAGGTCAAATATTTGCACCAGAAATTAGAAAAGTTGCTGATTTTATTACAAACTTTTCCTTAGCATTCCAGAACCTTTCACAACCAAGCAAAGACGCACTTAAACAATTAACATTAGTTGGCATTCAACTTCTAACGCTTGGTAGTGTTTTTGGCATGCTTGCACTGATGATAAAAGGCTTTGGTTGGACGTGGAGTACTATAATGGGACTTATTACCAATCCGTGGACGTTGCTTGTTGGATTAATAGCATTGGGTGCTGGAATTATCATAACGCATTGGGACGAAATTAAAACAGCACTTCAACCACTGTACGAAAAAATAGTTGATATTGTAGACAAAATAAAAGAAAAAATGACTGAATTTCAATCTGGGCTAAAAGAAGGTTGGAAAGGTACCTACGATGATTTAAAATCCATCTGGGATAATCCAGATCTATCATTCCTGGAAAAAGTAGGTGCTTCAATAGGTTTAATTGCAAGCAAGATTTTTAATGGCGATGAAGCAAAAGGATATGAAGGACTTGGCACAATATGGAAAAAAGCATGGGACAACCTTGTTGAAGTGTGGCAAAATCCTGATCTTTCAATGTTTGACAAGATAAAAGCTACAATTGCAGGTGTAGCACTTGCAACATGGATGAGTGCAAGAACAATAGGGGCTGCACTTACTGATGCATTTGGTGGCGACGTAAAACAATATCTTGATTCAGTCGATACAGCTTTAAAAAACATTACAACTTCCTGGAAGGATTTTAAAGAAGGAATTACAACAGGCGATTGGTCAAAAGCATTCAGTTCGTTCGTAGATCTTGCAAAAGAATTGTATAACTTACCAGCAACATTTGTATTAAGTGGGTTTAAACTTGCAGAAGATTTTGACAAAACTCCTCTTGACAACTTAGCTAATATGATTGCTACAGTTCTTGGTGCGAAGTTAATGACAGGAAGCTGGAGAATAGGTCTTGCTCTTGCATTGCTTGCTGATTTTGTGTTTGGCAGTGAATGGACTGGAAATAAATGGCAAGATGAGTTAATAAAAGCTGCTGAATCTGTAGGATTCTCATTGTTGCTATTTGGCACTAAACTTGCAATACCGATAGGAATTAGTTTGTATTTTATGCAAGACTTAGTTAAAGGAACTGGCAACAGACAAGCAGCCATGAACGCTTGGCGTGCATGGAAAGAATACATGGAATTAGGGAAAACAGAAGTGTTAGAAGAATGGGCAAAGGAAACAGGAAAAATACCGATTACAGGTTTCATGTTTAAACCTTCAGAAGTTCAACTTGATAATCTTGCACAACAAGCACTGGAAGAATTTCAAAAAAATTTTGATAACCTTTCTTTCTTCAATAAAGGCTTTATTTTGGGTGAAACTTTTGCCCTTGGGTTTTATTATGGTTTGCAAAGCTGGAGTACAAAGATTAATAATTACCTGGAAAACAGCTTCTTAGGTAAATGGATAGATAAGTTAATTAGCAATGGCAAAAAAACTGGTGGATTTGTAAATAAACATCCAGCAGGTGGTGGCAAAGAAACAGAAGGATTTTCTCAATATGCCGAAGGTGGATTTACTGGGATAGGTCCACTTGACGATATAGCAGGCGTTGTACACCGTGGAGAGTATGTTATCCCCGCCTGGATGGTCAAGAAAAATCCTGCTCTTGTAATGGCACTTGAAAGAATCAGAAAAAGGGGGTTTCAACAAGGCGGCGGAGACGTAAATCTTAACGATGCTTTTGGTAAATCCCTTGATATGTTTGTAAACGTAATGGATGGACTTGTAAATACGTTCGAACCAATGGTAGATATATTCAACAAACTCATAGAAGGATTAAGTAAATTAGCTGAGAAATATGATTTCTTACAACCACTTGCAGAGCTCGGACAAACTGTTGCAACAAGTTTTGATGCAATGAAAGGAAGCGTTGACGCACTAAAAGAATTAAAACAAAACATGATAGATCTGAAAAATGCGGTGACCGGAGAAGTGCAACAAGAAGGAGAAACAGTTCCGGCTACACTGTTACAGAGATGGCAAAATTGGTTTGATGATCTATTTCAAACAGGGCAAGATAAATGGACAGAAGGCTTTGGAGAATTCTTCAAATTCCTTATGTCTAAGGGCGATGCATTTGCTACAAACGTAATTGATACAGTAGTTGTTGCATTGAACAATGTAAAATCATTCATTGAAAACTTTGATTTTAACGCATTTGTTGATAATGTCAAATCTGGTGCAAAGAATTTCATAGAAGGGTTTAAAAATATCAATTGGAAAAATATGCTTTCAAACATGGGCATGGGATTGCTCCAAGGAATAGGAACAATTGTTTCAGGTGTAACATATGGATTGGGAATGTTGGTTACTAGTATCATTTCTGTGTCTGATTTCTTTGCAGGACTATCAAAGGCGTTAGAACCAATTGCTAACAAACTGAGCAAAATATTTGAAACAGTAGGATATTTGGTAGGGCAATCGCTCGCACCTATTTTAGAAATACTTATACCAATACTTAACCATGTAGCAAAAGGCTTTATGATGATTTACAACATTGCAATTCTACCGTTTATAAAACTAGTAGCATCTGCATACAATGCACTTGCAAGTGCAATTAACGCTGTATTTGGTTGGCTTGGAATACGTCTTGAACTTATCAGACTTCAAAACATTGAACCACTTTCAATGGAAGAATACGAAGCAAGAAGCGAATTTGAATCTCCAGAAGGTGCAGGAAGAAGTTCTTGGAGTGCTGGTGGTAGTTCTACCGTATACAATTACATCACTTACAATATCACAGCACACGTGGTTGATGATGATGGTATTAAATGGCTTTATAATGAGCTAAAGAAATATGAGGCTCGACTAGAGGCAGGTGGTAGCTAATGTATTCAATCAATGGAAAACCACTTATTATTGAAGATATAAATGAAACACCTGAAATAATTGGATCATATGAGCGTGCTGTTGATGGCACGCTCATTTCTTATAAAGTAAACTCCAAAAGATCTTTCCATATTTCCGCTATCTTAGAAGAAGATGACTACAATTTTCTTAAAAGTCTTCTTGGAGGTAATGCTACATTCTACAACGATGGTGAAAGTGTAACAGTATACGTAGCAAAAATAAATGGAAAAAGAATCAAAGGCACTACTGTGTATGAAGTAACAGCAGACCTACTGGAGGTGTAAAATATGCAGCTTTTAATCAACAGCGTTGAAGTTAAAACGTTTAAAATTACCGTACGAAATGAAACAGGTGGTAAATTTGAAGCGGTGGCAAATAAACTAACGGCTTATATTCCTATAGATAGTTCGGTAAATGTAAAAGATACGGTTGAAGTTCTAGATAACGGGCGATATGTCTTTCGAGGCTTTGTAGATAGCATTGAAAAATCCAATGATATTATGCTTGTCTTAACTGCAAGAGACTTCGCAAGTGTACTTATTGACAAAGATGTTCCGAATAAGACGTATATTAATAAATCTCCAGAGTATATCATTCAGGACCTCTGTGCAGACGGCGGGTATCCAGGAAGTTTAAGTCTGATGAACACGGGAATTGTTTTCCCTGTGTTTAAAACATCTGAAGGTTCAATATGGGAAAATATACAGAATGTAGTCAAGCAAACAGCAGGACGTTTAAATGTGCTTCCTGATGGTACGTTGTATTATATAGCATTTGCATCTTCAAGTTATACACCAGTTGTAACTCCAGAAAAAGAATTAAACGCTTCACAATTACTTGATATCAAAAATGAAGTTGACAGTACAGAATTAATTAACAAAGTCAATATCAGTTTTGCTGAATTTGAGTTTGTAGATGACTCAATTGTATGGAAGAACGTAACCGATATTGAAGGAAATGGAATACTCAATGATGAAAACGAAGTATCCTGGGATGTAGGGCTCGTTCTTGCTGAAACTCATAAATTTGATGGCAGTAATATTACTCTAAAACATGTCCCTGTAAATTCTATTATTGCGGTATACAATGACACGCAAGAAACTAAGATTACTGATTTTACAATTGTTGACGCAAGTAAAGGTATTGTGCGAATTAATTCAGGTGCTTCAACAGATGATTCAATACGATTTATTTACAGAGTAGATCCACCGCTTGTGCTTCAACTCAAATTTGAAAACAATACAGGCAAAAATGGAGAAGTAGTTGCCGTTCAAAATCCTGTGTTAAGTTATACAGTTTCAGGAACAACTCCAACATTGAGTTTAGATACCGAACCTGATAAAACGCTTTATCCAGACGCTGATGCAGTTCTAACAATAGACGGCTTCGATTCAACTACAAGAATTCATAATCTAGAAGTACATGCAACTGTAATTTTAAAAAGAGAAAGGAAAATAGTCGACGTAGATGAAACAAGTGTACAGACATATGGGAGAAAAGAAGAAAGCTTTGAATTTGTAGGCATAACAGAAACACTTGCAAAGAAAATAGGCGACTATATACTAAAACGCTATGCAAATCCATATAAGAAACTTACGATAAAAATACCATACGATGAAACATTACAGCTGTATGATGTGATCTCCGTACGTGAAGAATCCTGGACAAACACCGTAGCAAACTTTGAAATTGTAGGCTTGGATATTTCAGAAACTACACAAGGCAAATATATGACTTTGCAATTAGAAGAATATCCAGCTGATTGGTCGTTTGGTACCGGGACACCAAATACAGTAATTACAAAGTTCGAACAAAAGACAATCCTATCAAATAACAAAGTCGCAAAACTGCTTATTTGGTATGCTTATCCTTCAAACATAAACGGCACATATGATAATCAACGAGCAGGGAAAATCTTCTCGCAATATGATCTGGTAGTCTTTCCAGCAGGTCTAGAATTATCTACGCATCCAGACCATGATAATGCAGTTGAAATTATAAAGTATATAAAGCAGTACAGCCCAACTACGAGAATATTTGGTTATATCCCTACAGGGAATAGAGGAGGGATTGATACATGCTATACGGTAGACGAAATATATTCCAGAGCAAAGAAATGGAAAGATTTAGGAGTACATGGCATATTCCTAGATGAATTCGGTTTTGATTACGGCAACGATAGAACTAGACAAAACGATATTTTAGACGCTGTTCATTCTCTGGGATTAATAGCGTTTGTAAATGCATGGAACCCAGATGATGTATTTGGCGGCACACCGACTATTCACTGGTTAAACGGCATTGATTGGTATTTGCTTGAAAGCTTTGGCTCAGTTGCAGATGGAACTAATTGGTATTGGGTTTCAAGTGCAGATGTATTCTATAGAGCTTGGCAGGTAAAATATCAATATTCTGATTTCAATATAAAGGTTGCTGGAGTTGCAACGGCAAATACAGATGAAGAAGCAGAAACAGTCTACAAAATAATGTATGCAATTTCCACAGCTTACGGAATTGACGCTTTTAACGTAGAAAAAGCTTATTACTATGCAATCGATGTCAACCTTTTAAGCATACCAAAACTACCTGATTATGCTGGAAATTATAAAGGCAATCCAGAACCTTTTGCCGAAACAACAAATTGGACTTTGTCCAGTGGTACAGTTTTAACAGGATGTGAAAGGCGTTATGGAAAATCCGCAGTAGGAGACTATGATTTTGTTTGGTATGATGCAACTCCAGAGCCTGTATATATCTTTCTTTCAAACTTTTTTGAGTATGACAAGGAAAAGGGGAGTTTAGACTTATTCACCAACACAGGAAAGATCATTAAAGCAATTTCTGGAAATTCATTCACAGAAATAGACGGTGGGAAAATCACCACAGGAATTATCAAAGGGCATTACGATACGACAAAAATTGATTTGAATAACGATCTAATTGACGTAGCAAATGGTACAGTAAAAATTGGAAAACAAGTTTTAGATGATAATACTGATGGCATTTCAATCAACAATGGAAAAATTCAAATAAAGAACAGTAACAATTCAAAGACATTAATTGGAGCAGATGGAATACGTCAAATATATAATATTAGTTTGATTGACCAACTCGATTCAACCCGCGGTCTTAGCATTCCTATTTATATTCCACAGAACACAGACGGAACAGGCGTAACAAACGGAACAGCAAGAATTATTGTTAATGTTGAAAAATACAGAGCATTTTCTAAAAGTGCATTAGATGGTGGTTCATATTCAAAAACACAAACATCACAAAATGCAGTTGCGCCTTGGGAAATGTTGCAAATTGAAACAGGATACGGTTTTCGCACTGATGTCGCTCAAACAATTTTAACCAACTCAAGTGGCGGAACGAGGACTACAAACACTGGAGGTTCACATAACCATGGAGGAAGCACTGGCACGAGTTCGGCTGGAACTGTCCCGAGTGGTTCAACTGGATTTATAAATGGCGGAAGTCCTGATACAGACCACACGCACTCTTTGGTTACTGCTAATACTGTTCACACACACGATATTTCAAGATCTGGGGCACATACTCACGACGTAGATATAAGCCACGCACATACAATTGATGTATTACAAATCAACAATCACAAACACTTAGTAACGCTATATCTCAGCAACTTACAACACACTCATGATGTCACGATTTCAATTCCGGCGCATTCACATAATTTGCAATATGGTATCTACGAATCCACCGCAACCGCGACTGTTACAATCAAAAAAGGCACAACGACAATAGGAACAGTCACAACAGGAAACAAAGGTGATTTTGCGAATATTGCCGTGAATGATGGAGACGTGATTTCGATAACTGCCGATAATCTTGCGAGAGTTCAAGTTTATATTTTTGTTGAATATTATTTAAAATAGAGGAGGTGATTTGATGCTAAAAATTTTGAAAAATGAAGCAATAATTTTTGAAGGTGACCCACTTGCACTTTCAGAAAGCAACGCCAAGTATTTAAATATTGATTTGTCGGAATTCATAGAAATACATCAAGGTGATGTGGTTGATATTGAGTTTGAAGAATTCCGATGGCACGGTGAAGTGTTTTCAGTACTAAAGGTGTTATTTCCAGAAAGACGTCAAACAATTGCAATAAAGCTAATTTAGAAACGCCTTTTTAAATCGATTTTAAGGCGTGTTTCATAAGGTAAGATGTGTAATTATATATCTCGGGGTTAAAAACCTATCATAACGGCGAAATATGGCGCTCTTCGTGAGCGCTTTTTTCATGCCGAAAGGGGGTTTCAAATGCAAGTAGCAACGTATGAATTTGAAGGAGAGTATATCGATATTTTACCGATTGGAGATTTGCATTTAGGTTCAGAAGAAAGTATGTTTGACAAAGCAGTAGAATTTGTAGAAAACAATCCAGAAGCCAAAATAATCCTTCTTGGAGACCTTGTTGACAATGCAATTGCAGAAAGTCTTGGAGATGTATACTCTCAAACTACAAATCCACACGGCGCTTTGCAGGCAATTTTGGAATTTCTGACAAAGTATAAGGAGCGTATCCTGGGGGTGGTAAGTGGAAACCATGAAAGAAGAACATGGAGAAAGGTTGGAGTAGACCCAATTAGGCTTTTCTGCGAAGAATTACAAATCCCATATGCTGATGATTTATTGATCATAGATATAGGAATCAAGAACCACCAAACTTACAGAGGAAGCAAGAAAAGAACACACTATGCAATAGCTTGCCATCATGGAGCAAGTGGAGGAAGGTTTCCAGAAAAGAGCATGAGACAACATAGATACTTCCAAACAATGGTATCAAACGTAGATATCTACATAACAGGGCATACTCACGTACCACAAACAAGCATGACGGCGGTATATGAGTATGACCCACGAAACAAAAACATAACGATAAGAAACATGCAACACATAACGATACCTGCTTGGACCGAAGAAAAATACGCAAGACAAAAGCTCTTAGCTCCAAGTGCTGAAACTGTTTTGATTCTCAGACTGTATGGTTCAAGCGTAAAACACCACGAAGTGTTAATGCAAACGAGGTGATGTTATGAAAAAAGTGTGGAAATTCTTAAGGAAATTCTGGTGGTTAATCTTGGCAACCCTTGCATTTGTAGCGGGACTTTCTTTTAGAAAAGGAAAGAAAAATCCAGATGTTGAACTCCTGAAGGGGCAACGCAAAGATTTACAAAAGGAAGAAGAAGAGCTTAAGAAAGAGCAGGAACGGTTAGAAAGGGAGGCTGAGGAAATTGAAAAAAAGCGTTATTTTAATGATCCTGTTGATGCTGCTAACTATATCAATAATGAACTTTGCAAACGAAAATGAATATATGTTTATAAAACAAGCAACCGATGGAAGATTTTACATGGAAGAGAATACAGTAATAGAACTTGCCAATTACATTAAACAATTAAAAGAATTAAATAACAACTACCTTGCACAAATAGAAAATCTAAAAAAACAAATAGCAAACTTGGAAAAACAAATTTCTAATCTAGAAGAACAAGTAGCAATACTAAGCGACGAAAAAAGAAAGCTTGAGCTTTTGTTAAAAGCAGAAAGGTTTAAATCCTGGACGGTAGTAGCTGTAATTGTATTAGGTGCAACAGCAATATTTTTCATAAAGTGAGGTGACACATATGAAATTAAAAAGCAGAAAACTTTGGCTTGCATTAATTCTAATGGTTTTATTTACGGTACTTGTTTGGATTGGGAAACTCGGAGAAGAAAATTATATAAATGCAATGCTTTGGCTTTATGGTGTTTACTCTGGAGCAAATGTGCTAACAAAATTTACATTCAAACAAGAACCAGAAAGCAGTGATAAGCATGAGTGAAATCGACGTAAAAATAGCAAAGCACGAAGAACAAATAAAATCAGTTCAAGACGACATAAAAGAAATAAAAGAATCTATTAAAGAAATAAACAAAAAACTTAATGGCTATTTAGAAAACAGGATAGAAACAAAAGTAAGGACTATGGATTCTTTTTTTGAAAACATAATAAATAAAACAATCGAAAGAAGGATGGGGAAATGGATGATAGGCTTTGCTTTGTCTGTAATTGCCACATGGATAGTTGGAATGCTTACAGGAAAGTATTGGTGGTGATAATATGCGAAATGTTCTAGAAGAAATAGCAGAAGAAGTTTGCAAAGAATTAAATTTAGATCCTATATTAGTTAAAGCAATAATTTCTACAGAAAGCGATTGGGAACCAAAAGCAGATAGTGGCATTGCAAGAGGTTTAATGGGTGTTTCTAAAATAGCTTTAGAAGACATTAACAACCGTTACAAATTAAATTACACCTACGAGGATATGTATAAACCTAAGCCAAATATAGTTGTTGGTTGCTTATATTTAAAATGGCTTTTAAATTACTTTAAAACACGTTATCCTTTAAATCCTTTTTATTTAATTTACGCATTAATGGCTTATAATTGGGGAATTGGCAACGTTAGAAGATGGTTAGAAGAAGTGCCGTTTGATAATAGCAAGATAGACGAATCGGTAGAACAAGAAACAAAAAACTATCTTACAAACATTATCAAGTGGTATAAGTACTTTTGCAACGACAAATAACCCCTCTCTAAATAAACAAAACATTAGCCCCCTATAAAAGGGGGCATTTTTTGGTCTGCCTTAATTTACATAGTTGTAACGTGCTTAAAGTATCATAAACACTTGCTTTCTTACAACCCCGTGGTTTACAATGATGGTCTGGGCGGTGGGACTTGAACCCACGACCTCCAGATCCCGATTCTGGCGTTCTAGCCAACTGAACTACGCCCAGATTCTACTTGATATTTTAACATAGTTAATCTTTTTCTTCAATACAAAAAT